ACATCCTCTGATCGGATGTGTTCGCCGTATAGTGATTTATATACTCTATCATCTGTTAGGCCTCCTCTGGCACATAAACAATTATGGTCTTTTCATCTCCGTCATAGCTCCCTGCCTTTGTTTTGCACTCCGGATAATCTCTCTTATATTCTTTGTAGAGCATCTTCACTTCTTTGCATCCTAAGCTTTTTTCAATTTCTTTTTGTTCTTGATAGCATTTAGGGCAGACTCCAAATTTTTCTAAGTATTCAATCTTTCTGTGTCTCTCTTCATTTTTTCCAAACAATTCTATTGTCGCTTCGTGTCCACACGAAAAATTCACATCGTACTTCATTTTTCATCCTCACTTTCTTTGACCGATTGGATATAGGCCATCATTAGTTCCGCGAGCTTGCTTGCCTGGCTTACACCTTCCTCTGCGCAGGTCTCTTTAAATGCTTCTGCAATTTCTTTGCTTAGTTTATAGCTTTTCGATATATAGCCTATCTTCTCGTGATATTTTTTAGTCGCTGCTGTCTGTGTGTTAGGATTTCTTTTTTCCATTGTTTTTCCACTCTTTTCTGATTTTGTACGCCACATCCACAACCATATATATTGACGCCATTATCAATATTACGCTTGCGTAGGCATTGTGTCTTGATGCCGCATAAATAATGATCGCGGCCACTAAAAAAACTTCGCTAAATCTTATCCTTTTCATTTCCTTCAAGATGAGTTATACTTATTTTAAAGGTTCGGGGCTTTCGCCCCTTACCTCACTTAAGAGCCTGTATAAGACTTGCCAGACCTGCGAAAAACGTTCCCAGCGCTATCAGCAGTTCAGTGATAAGTTTTATCAGGTTCTTCTTTTTTGGTTTCTTCTTACTCATCTCTTATGTCACCTCCTTATGTATATATATTACCATAGGGTACACCCTATGTCAATAATTTTTTTGTAAAAAGCAAAAAAACCGGCAGGATTTCTCCCGCCGGCTCCCTATTATTTGAGATACTTTTTTGATACAAAACCTGTATACTTTTATATGATATGTTCCTCGGCATTTTGCTCTCTATACTCTTCTGCAGTCTCTTATTCTACAACCGCCAGAATGTTACTCTGTCTTACGATGATGTACTCTTCTCCATCCATCTTTACTTCTGTCCCCGCATATTTGGAATAGATTACTTTCTGTCCGGTCTTTACCTGCATAGTAACTTCCTTGCCATCTACCATTCCGCCATGACCTACGGCGATTACCTCTGCCTCCTGCGGCTTCTCCTGTGCGCTGCTGGCAAGAATAATACCAGACTTTGTGGTCTCCTCTGCCTCACACTGTTTTAATACAACTCTGTCACTCAATGGTACCAATTTCATTTTGTAATCCTCCTGTTTTATGATCCGAAATAATATCTTTCGTTTTGTTATTAGTTTTGCTGGCGGTGCGATCCATGCGCCATCCTCTCAGAGATACTTTGTAGTACCAGTAGCTGTTAACGATGCATGTACAAGCCAGACTTGCCGTTATTTAAGATATTTTTTTGACACAAATCCTGTATACTTTTTGTATGACACATATAGCCATACTTCAGTCCCCACCGCGGTATAGTATCCATAGCAACGCACCGCTTCGCCTTTTGGAATTGTAAGAATGATATCTTTGTTCGTCCCCGCTCCTGCGCGCAGTCTTAATCCTGATGTTGTGGTATACGCCCTGTTGTATCCCGTATTCTTTGCCTTTGCTGCTTCTGTGTGACTCTTTGATGCAGTCACACTGTCAACTTTCGCCGCCTGGTCTACCTTTTCTGCCGCTCCGGCATTCCATGTTGCCATAAACCTCTCCGGGGTGCCGTACTGCTTTCTCAACTTTGTCGCAGTGCTCCCCCAATCCGGCAACTGAAAATGCGGCTTATCCTTAATAGACTTCCACGATCCGCCCCATTCAAGCCCGATGCTCTGTCCAAGCTTCCCAACCTTTTCAAACAATCCGGTCGCGTCGTTAAAGGCATCATCTGATGTTTTTCCATCTCCATCCACGTCCACAATGAGGTAAAAATCAAAAGCAACACCCCACTGGTGCATGGATCTGTAGGATGTCCCTTTGCAATTTGTTACGATTGATCCGCCTGTCGTTCTTCCTTTAGCATATAAAGCATCCTGTTCTGCCACCGTGCGCACACATTCAGAGATCCCGATCGTAATTCCGTTCTTCTGACACAACGCTTTCAGCTGCTCGATCTTTTTTTGTAATTCCGGATGTAACTGACTCACATTTCTCATGATTTATTCCTCCTTGCTTTCCACTTCTGGCAATCCTGTAATCGACATCAACATTGATAAGACGCCCGCCAGGAGCGATGCCGACGCAACATACTCCCAGTCTACCTGTCCCATTGCCGCCGCCGCACCGATTCCTGCAATCGCCGCCTGCGCCATAGTCTTAATTGCTCTGATTCCCGCTGCTTTGACCCATTTTTTTGTGTCTACGCTTGCTTTCCATACTCCATTTTTCATTCTGTTTCTCCTTCCTTCGGCTCTGTTGGCAATGCCATAAGAGCCTCATACAGCTTTGTCCCTACTCCGTTACCATGCAGTGCGTGATATTGCTTGTACTCGTCCTCAAGTGCCTGCTTCACGTACAGTGGGCAATACTCCAGATCGTCGTGATACTTGTTGTACAACCTTATTAAATCCGCACGCAACAGCGCTCTTACTCCTCTTCGCGTGGCTGTGATCTGTGTGTACAAGTACGCTAATACACTGGCAAAAAAGGTGATGATCTGCCAATTCTCCCCTATCGTCTCCAGCACGTTCCTGCTCCTCTCTTTTACTCCACCGCCTCGCGCAGTTCCTGCTTCTCCGCATCTGTGAGCTTACTGTATCCCTCAAGGATCTCATCTAACACTTCGCCTTCGCTCACTCTTTTTTTGATGACTCTTACCATGATGTTTTTTGCAGCCTTACTCATCACTCTCACCTCCTCCCAGCAGCTCTGCAATCACTTCGTCCTGCTCTTCCTGCGTTTTTTCGAGGACGCTGATGCGCCGCTCGGTGTCACTTGGCACTTTAAACGCAACGGTAATCGAATTGTCCCCGTTTACAGTAACAGCCGCAAACGTAACGTTCTTGTACGCTCCATAGATCTGCTGATCCTCTCCCGACACATCAACCGCCGTCGCTGATTCAAACTTCTCAACAGCATCTGCGACGGTCATATTCTGCAGCGTAAAGCTTACGCTGTCGTTCGACGTCACGATCAACAGTGCCTCGTAGCTTTTTCCGTCGATATGGACATACTCTTTTTCTTTTGCAGCTTCTACTGCTGCATTCTTGTTTTCATTGCTCATAAAAAAATCCTCCTTAAAATAAAAATAAGACCTTGCGGTCTTTGATTGATTGGTTTCTGCATATTTTAAATACGAATTTAAATAACATAGGTAATTATCAGCAAACAGATACGCTGTTAGTTAGCAGCAATTTGTCTGCTAATATAGACCACGAGATAAACGCTTTGTTATTAGCAAGAGGGAAGTGGTTAGTAGTATCAAGCGGCGAACTGAACGCGCATGCACCTTTTGCGTACAATTTAGGGCTAAAAAAGAGTGCTGGTGATTTATATGGATCAAGGGGGTATTTGTGTACTCCTCACACAGATACAGGTATATGGGCTGATTTTTTACAAACTTACACTATCACTGTAACAAGCGATACAGCAACCGTCAGCACAACGATCAAGCATTATGCCGCTGACAGCAACGTAGGAATTGGCTGGGCGAGAATGATGGCTATACGTCTGGCATAGAACACATTACCGTAAAAACCGTAGTCAACGTACCATTGTACTCCGTATTGTTCAGTATCGATCGCAAAGCAGCCCCATTGTTAATCGTTACTCCAAAAGCACCATGAGTAATCGCCGACCCTAAAACGTTAGCAGACAACACTATTATCGGTGTTATTCTAAAACTTGATATGTCAAGTTCTGCTACGCCGTTTGTGTAAGCAATAGGCCGATATATGACCACTATAGATGCCGGTGTATGCGCTTTCTTCGTGTCAACATAATACACACTATCTTTTAAATTCGTATTTAACTGTTCCAGCTTATACGCAAGCGTCCCCTCGAGTGATGCGTTCTTTTCGGTCGCGGCCAATGCCATGCCTGTGCTGTCTGTCACCGCCGCCGAACTGGACACCTTTACATGCCCCGTCACACTCCCCGTGGCTTTTAAAGCCATGTGTGCAATGATCTCTTTAACTGCTTTTGCAATCTTTCCAAGTGCCAGCTTTAAGCTTTCTCCCGGTGTCAATTCTTCCAGCGCCTCGCTCTCCGTATAGGTTGGCTCTTCTAACTCCGCCAGATCTTCTGCCAATGCATACACCCCGGTGCTGACCGTGATCTCTACATTCTCCGCGTTTCCGACCTTGGTGTAGAACTCCTGTATGTATGTGATCGGTGTGCTCTCCGGCGGCATGTAGTCAGCTTCGACTGCTACAGCGATCGAGTACAACACTCCGTCTGATGCTGTGTCGCCGCTCGCTTTTGCGAAAATTCCGATCTCCGTCATCCTGTAACCGTTGGTAACATTCCGGTTGTCGATTGCCGCTTTAAGCTTCACTGCACTGTCTTTTGCTTTTTCCACGCCGTTAAATGAGCTTTCCTGCCTCTTATTCTTCAAGCTTGTGCGCTTGCGCAATACATCCTTGCTTTTTTCCTCTTCCGTGTACTCTCCGTCTCCAATCTCCATTCTCACAAAATCAATCTTTACGCCGTCTGTGATCGACTGTGCAATAAGATCTGCTCCTGCATCCGTCAGGTAAGCATCGTTAAATTTTGCCATACTTATGTATCCTCCTCTTTAATATAGTTCCGCATCATTGTGATCGCTGCTGTAGCATTCGTGCCTGTCTCCCAGTGCTCCCTTAACACCTCAACCGCCGTATCAATGTCGGCTTCAACTGCACATCCTCTCCCGTTGCTTATAATGTGACAGCCTGCATAAACCGCTCCCTCATGCTCCCTGCTTAACTGTATCTCCTCCAGGTGTGACCTTACGTTTTTTACATTCCGTATGATTTTTTCAAAATACTCCATGTCGGATGCCGACAACACGGCGTCTGTCTTGATCTTAAAGTGATATGGCTCTCCTCCATACTCAAACCACTCTGATATCTCTCCCTCTCCAAACACGGCGCTTATCAGTTCTTCCACGGCACTCGGTGTCCCGGCTCTGTGATACCACAGCATCGTCTTTTTTACGATCTCTCTCTTGATCGAGATGTCCATATCTTCGTCATAATACTGCGCGCGCAATTCTACTGCCAACAGATCCAGTATGTCTTCCGGCAGCTTGTCAATGGCTGCATACACACTGGCTCTTTCTGTGTATCCTACCATTTTGCCTATTGCCCTTTTTATCGCATAGCTGAGCGCCACTACCTCCGCCTTATACTTTAACGGCTCCGGCATCACCTGCAACATCTCCGACTCTGTGTACTTAATCACTTTCGACACCTCCATATTTTACGACTGGTGTCCCGGTCAGCGCTGCTACCTGGTTATTAGCCACAATCGTAAACACCGGCCTTTTTATCTCCGTGCGCTTTACTCCTGCATCGATAAGCTTGCTTATAAGCTTCTCCGGGTTAATATCCCTGCCGATCCTCTCCGTCTGCCACATCCTGTATGCTTCGATCGCATCCTCCACGTTCTTTTTTACTGCTGCAACCTTATTTTTTTCGCTCTCCGCGACATAGTAAGTCAGCTCTATCTCAAATTCTGCTGGCTCCGGCGCATCGACATTTACCTTGTCTGTCAACGGTCTCTCCGTTTTTGCAGATACCTTTTTTAACACGTCCGCAATAAGCGCTGCTCCCGGTATTCCGTCGCTTGTGATAAACCGGATGTCTACCACTCCCGCTGACGGCGAGTCCACTCTCACATCCGTGATGCTCTCGCTACATTTTTTTACCTTTGCAACGTACGCATCCTCGGGTCCTGCCGTTGAATATTCTGATGGTGCCAGGTAAATTCGCTCTGCTAGGTCTTCGTCGCTTTCTGCATCTGATCCTCCCTCTGTCTTACTGACGTTTGCTACGCTGCCTATATAGGCGATCGGCGCCATCATCTGATTTATTTCACCGGCATTATATGCGTTGGTTGCCTCCCCTGTGCTAGCGCATTTGATCTGTACATCCACATACGCTTCCCCCGCCGGTATCTCTGCATCCTCCATCGTATAGAAAAAGACATTATCTCCCGCCGTTACTCCCGTACCCATTGGTATGGTGATAGCTTCTGGTCTTTTTTCTGATGCCGAAAACCTTTCGATTGCTGTTGATCCATCTCCAGACTTTCTCTCTACGCCCTTTAGTGCCCCTAAATTATCCAAAAAATCTGCGTAGGCGTATTTTAAAAACGATTGCTTACCGGCACGGTCAATGTACTGCATGCCTTGGTAAATCTGCAATGCTGCCGCGTACAGTATCATTCTGTACGGATCTGCTTTTCCAAGCGTAATCTCTTCGCCGGATTCTTCGGCATATTTTGCACAAAAGTCCGCGATCATCTCATCCATGAGCGTCTCAACCGTCAAGTTGTCAATAAAGCTTATATCCGGATAGCTGTCAAGATCTTTTGCTGTGCTACTCATCTACGCATCTCCTCCTTTTTCCAGATGGATGGACGGAATCAGTATACCGTTCTCGCCATCCTCCTCATATGTCACCTCTGTCACCTTTACTCTTGGCTCATATGTTGCTGTTTTTCTCACTACTTCCAGTGTAAATTTGCTTTTTGCCACCGGAATAGGATCGCCCACAAAGTCTATGCTCAGCCCAAATTCTCTGTCCATCGGCTGTGTCCCGGCTTTTGTAGCGTACAAATTTTTCAAATTTGTCTTGATCTGCTCTATCTCTGGACCGGTATAGTCTGTCAACAGCTTTACACCACTTGTGTCAAATTCCATACTCCCCTCCTATGTATACTCCTCCATTGTGATCTCTACTGTTGCCTTTGCTAACTCACCGCCGGAATATACTGCATCCCACGCCTCGCTTATGTTCGTGATGCAAAACCTATTGTCTCCAATTGGCTTGTTGCCGATCACGAGATAATCAGCATATCCGCTCTCCGTCATAAACTCTAAATCTGTAAGCATTTTTTGTGGGCGGACTCCCAATGTTGCATCCAGGGTCATCGAAAACTTAATGTTTCGCAATCCCGCTCCGATATACTCCTTTTTAGGCTTATGGTTTATCAGCTTATGGTCACTATATTGTGCAGATACCGTCTGCTTTAATTCCGAAAACGTAAGCACTCGTTTATCGCTCACCTCAAACACTATCGGTCCGAACGTACCAATCTGTCCCATCCTTATCTCCTACTTTTTATCTGATTGATCTCCATCCAACGCTGCCAGTCTTTCCATGATTTTTTTTAGAGATGTGCTCCACGAGTCATCCTCCAGCTTTAAATCTGCCTCTGATACAAAGTACATTTCTGCTTTTGCCTGGTGCTTTATCTCTTCTGCGTTCACATCCAGCTTTTTTCCTTCTGCTTCGTAGGTCACGTTCGCCGTGCTTGTCACAGCAATATCCGTGACAGATTCTCCATCTTCTGATGCTTCTCCAATCTTAATTTCCGGCGCTGCTATACTCCAGGTGTCCGCGGATGTACTCATCTGCTCTGCCCGCTCTGTCAACTTTGTTGCCGCCTCGATCTTTATCTCTGGCGAGTTTAATTCGATTCCGTTTATCCCTGTGATCTGCACCGTTCCAGCTACTAGATAGTATATTCCCGTCTCATCCTCATATCTTGCGTATGCCGACCCTCGTGATCTCGAAAATTCTTTTCGATATATTCCTTTCCCGCTTTCTGCCGGTCTGTTCGCTCTGTTCCACATTTTCCCCATAACAACGCCCCGAGAGTTGCCATTGGATAAATGTGCTGTCAGCACCTGCTCGCCTACTTTTGGCATGGTATATTCGTCGTTGTAGTTTAAAAAGGGTAACTCTTTGGTTACCTCTTTGCCCTTGTCGCTATATACCACCCGTATCATCCCTGTGTCATAATTGACGGATGATACCCTTCCTATCCTGATCGGTTGGTCTGCCATACTCCCTCCTATTTCGCCGGCAACGTCAAAACTTCGCCAGCCCATATCCAGTGCCCGTTGTCCGAGCTCTTTTTCCCGTGACTTTTCGCTGTTTCTTCGATCAAGTCTTTATTAAGATTATAAATTTCCGCATATCTGCTTCCTGCGCCTAGTTTTTCTTTTGCGATCGCCCAGAGTGTATCCCCTTTTTTTACGGTATAGGTTTCGCCCGTAGCTGCTTCTGACTTTGCTTCGTCTACCGCCGCTACATACACATCCTTAATCCTTGGCACCACTTTTCGCATCGTTACCGTCTGCGTCGATGCTCCGCTCCCGGATATTTTTGTCACCACTCGCTCTGCGTAATATTTTCCGGACGCTTTTCCGATCCCATCAATTTCCATCACGAGCCCGGCCACCATGTACGGATTCGCCCGCGTTGAGATCGTAAGCGTTGTTGCTTTTTTGTTTGTGTCATTCAGTTTTGCGATCCCTTTCCGTTCAGCATCCTGTATGTTATCCGCCGTGATATTGATGTTTAAAATCCGGTCTCCTCCTCCAATGGTAACCTTTAAGTCCTGCTCTGTGTCCGGATCTGTAAAGCTAAACACTGCTCCCGTGTATGTTCCTGCCATTGTCGTGTTGTAGTTCCATGACAGCAGATCGTCTTCGTGATATGTCCCCGCTTCTCTTCCAGTTTCAATTTTTTCCTCGTCAAATATATGGATTTTGTCTTCGTATATTTTTACGCCTAGTCCGTATGATTGACACAGCCGATATAAAAAATCACAGTCCGTCTGATCTGTCTGCTCTATTGATGCGATACTAATGTCATCTGCAAGATACTGCACCGGCACTCCTGCAGCTCCCGCTATCTGCTCCGCAATCTGCTGCACGGTTGTGGCTTCCCACGTCTTTGTTCGGTTCTCATTTGCAAATGCATTATTCTGCGGTCTTGCAGCTCCCCCGATCATAGCTGTGGTCGGTCTGCCTTTTAATGTCACGTCATCCACCTGATATTGCCCCATGTTTACATCAATGATGTCATCATCTTTGTTCCAGTTTTTATACTTTATCAATGCCTGGATTCTGTCACCCTTTTGCGGATACCATGCGTCCATCCACAAATGCTCATCATCTCTGACCGTCACAGACAGCGAATCACTTTCCCCCGATGCCACATCCGTAAATGACGCATTCACCAGGTACTTATTCATTAGTTTGGAGATGTCCTGTCCCTCATACTCTGCGTGCACATATGCCCTGCGCACATACGTTCCGGTTGCCATCTTATCCCCTCCTCCACGGTGGCAGATTCGTAGTATCTTCTGTTAGTTCCGGCACGGTAAGCACCGTGCCGGCAGAAAACACAAAAATGTCAATCAACTTCTGGTTGCTTTCCATCAGCTCCCCTATATGCAGTTCTGACCCGTAGACCTCTTTTGAGATCTGATCCCAGGTCTGTCCCTGCTGCGTGGTGTACGTCTGCATCTTTTGCCTCCTTACTGTGCAAAGCTAAGTCGCGCATTCCGGCGCATATAGCTTTCCATCATTTCTGCAAAACGTTCTTCCGACATTTGCAACGCCTCGTCCAGATCTTCCTTGCTTGGTGCCGCTCCATTAAATTGTAAGGTTGGCGCGTATGTTATCGCCCCTCCCTCATACGTCGTTGCCGATGTCTTTTCAATATCATGTGACATTGCCGTGATCGTACGTCCCTGATCTGTTGCGCTTTGCGTCTGTCCTAGCAGTCTTCCCGTCTCTTCCCACAGTTCGATTGCATTCTGTGATCCGTCAATCGGTATTGCTGCTTCCGGTCCATCTTCGGAAAACCATGTGATGTGCGGTCGATCAAAGATGCCTCCATCCTTATGCCCTACCTTTAGCTGTTCGCCCAGGGTCGTACTTTGGGGTAGTCCCGTTTGTGCACTTATTCCCGTCATCTGCGGCATCATATTCATACGCACAGTTGCCGCTACTTCAAATCCTGCATTAAAGGTATTCTGCAACATTTCGTCTGTTTCTTTGTACAATTCCTGTGCTGCTTCGGCTGCCACATGCTGATTTTCGTTTAGTGCCTGTGCAAGCTGCTCCGGTATCTCTCCTCCTGCCTCTGTCATGGTGTCGAGCATGTTTTGATAATCCTCATTCTCACTGATTTGACTGCCAAGATATGTCCATACCGAATTCTCATCACCCGCAAGTGTTCCGATCAATGCCGCATTATTCAGCCCCTCAATCAGTGCCTGTGGTATCTCCTCTCCGGCATCCATATACTCCTGTGCAAGCTCCTGCATCATCTCCTGTGATGGTGCCAACTGTGCATACAGGTCTGCGATCGCCGCCTGTGTATCCTTATCAAGCGTCTCGCCGTCCAGCAGGCTATCTGTTAGCGATGTAAACGCTTGCAGTGGGTTGTTTTCCCACGCGAAACTATTTGAGAATGCGTCCTGCGTGATCTGTTGCAACTGTGGCGCGGCTGCTTCGATCTCATCTTTATATTGATTTATAATCGTTTCTGTCTGGAAGTTTGCCGCCTTTAATTCGATTTCTCCCACCTGCTCCAGGTAGTTTTCCTTAAACTCCGCGATCATGTCATCATAGCCGCTCTGATCGATAGCTCCATCCTGCAGCATTGCAAGAGCTCCGGCCGCTGCCGATGTAAAAGCCTCTTCGTAGTCCGCTTTTGCGGCTTCGACCTGCTCCGCTAGTTCTGCCTGCAGGTTTTGAAATGACTCGGCATCAAGATTTCCGCCGTAATTTATTGCCAGCATCTCCAGGTTTGCGTCAAAGTTTGTACCGGCAAGCTGTGCCTGGATCTCTGCCATCTGTGCCTGAATCTCCGACACGCGCTGTGCCTCGTCCATATCAAGCAGACCGTCCTGAAAAGCGTCTGTGATAGCCTGATTTAACTGTGTTCCTAACGCTGCCAGTTCGCTCTGTTTGCCGATATAAAAGTCGTTTACCTGGTCAACGATATTCTGCCCTTCCAGGTCATCGTCTGTTAATACTCCAACTGCCAGATTTATTGCATATCTCTGCTGATTCACGTACTCCTGGCACTGATTTATGTACTCCTCTATGTTCGATCTGTACTCTGTCGCATCGTCCGCCGACATGCTTATTCCTACAGACACCTCCCAGTTCGCCTTTGCGATCTCGCTCGACAAATCATCGATTGTGCCCTGTATGGAGTCCAATTTGTCAAACTCCTCTATGGCTTGTCGCACCTGTGTCAGACTTCCGGACGCAATGATTCCAGAAGCAACTTTTTCAAGCTCTCGGAGTGACAGTGTAATGTCTCCAAAATGTCCGGCAAGGTTTGCTCGCTTTGCCTCTGCCGCACTCTTTTTTATCGCTGTACTGATTCCTACGATGCTTCCCACCGCAAGAGCACCTATTCCTATCGCAGCTCCCACCGGTCCAAGACTTCCCAGTGCTTTTCCGATTGCCAGGACTCCGTTTGCCACCTTATATGTCGCAAGAGCCGACCCTACTGACGTGATCGTTCCCGCGATAAGTCCCGGGTTATCCGCAAGCCAGCCGCCCACCTTTAGAAATGGATGTGCAAAATCTGCAACAGAATCCCCCAGCTGCTTTGTCTGTCTAACAATGGTTGGTAGCTCTTTCGAGAAATTCTTTGCGGTATTTTTAAAAATCCCGCTCTCCTCAATGGTATCTCCGATCTCAGATACTGTATCCGATACAAGCGCTATCACTTCTGTGTATGGCTTCCTAAGATCGTCATAAATGCTGATTCCAATGTTATTTACTTTGTTCTTTAGCATCTCTACCTGGCTTTCCGCTGTGGCATATCTCTGGGACGCCTCATTCGTGAGAGCTGTGTTCTCTTCCCACGCTGAGTTTGCCGTATCAATCGCGTCTGTCATTACCCCATTCGCGTTTGCTAGGCTTAAAATTGTATTTGATAATCGGACCTCGGTTAATCCCATATCATCCAAGATAGCGATCGCCGATTTTCCGTTTCTTTCTGTGTCATTTAACCCGGTGACAAACGCACTCGTTGCTCCTAATGCATCCTCACCAAATGCCTTTTTAAACTCGTCACCCGTCATTCCTGCAACGCTTGCATACTTTGTGAGTGACTTGCCGCCTGTCTCCACGGCGACCTGAATGTTTTTGAGCAGCTTTGACATTGCCGATCCTCCGGCTTCTGCCTCCACACCTACGCTGGACATTGCCGCTGCCAACGCCATGATCTGAGCCTGTGACAGTCCTACAAGCTCACCGCTTGCCGCCAGTCTCGTACCCATGGCTACAATGTCTGACTCCGTCGTTGCGAAGTTGTTCCCTAAGTCTACAATGACAGATCCAAGGTTACTGTACTTATCTGCCGCCATGTTTGTGATGTTCGCAAACTTGGCCAGCGATGACGCCGAATCCGTCGCCGTCATATTTGTGGACTCTCCGAGGTCTATCATTACCCGAGTGAAATCCAACAAGTTTTCTTTTTTTATACCCAGCTGTCCCGCCGCTTCCGCCACCTCTGCAATCTCATCCGCTGATGCCGGAAGCTGCTCGGACATTGCCAGAATACCCTGCCGCAGCTCCTCATACTCTGACACTGTGGCATCGGTTGTCTTCTTTACCCCGGCAAACGCAGACTCGAAACTCTGTCCTGCCGAGATTGATGCGGTGACCACCGCTGCCGTTGCCGCTGTTGCCGCGGCGGCTGCAATGGCAATCGCTTCAAAAGCTTGTTTTCCCACCTTTTCCAGTCCATTAAACGCCGGCTCTGCCTGTTTCAAACCGCTTGCGAATGACTCTGAAAATGTGGCGGATGTGACACTTGCCTGTCGTGCAATCGACGCCAGTTCTTTTTTTGTCAGCCTTGTTGAGTTGTAAAATGATTTCTCCATCTCACCAGCGATCTTTATCGCCAGTTTGTACTCTTTGCTGCTTCTCAAGTGCCACAACCTCCTCAATGATATTTTTAAGATCAAAAATAGACAGGTGTAAGAAAAATTCCATACCTGTCTTGAGCCGAATTGATAATCTCAATATGATCTTGTATAAATTTGCCCCATCCTCCGGGCTTATTCCGCTCCGTACAAAAAACCCGTCACGCGGCTCTTTACCTTCATTGCATCTTTCGGTTTTAATCCACGGAAAAACTCAACCGGCAGATCTGATCCCTTGGATGCCAGCACGCACGCGTACTCGAGCGTCATCTCCTGTAAAAAGTCCACGTTTCCATTTCTGGACAGCACTCTGTTCGCTGCAATCATATCCTCTGCCGTAAGGTTATTCAGCCCGGTCAGATCCACTTTTGTGTACTTTTTCCCCTCAAACATGTACTCCTTTGTGAGTTCGATCACCAGCTTCTCTTCTTCTGCCGTCTGTGTGTTTGTGCTTTTGATGTTTACTGTCTCTTCCATTTTCTTTGCCTCCTTAGCAATACTTTCTTACTTCTTCGAGTATATCCACGCCGTTTACGATATACTTGTCATTAAGCTTGTCCAGCTCGAGTTCAACTTTTCCGTTGATCTCAATCAGCACATAAACAAGTTCGAGAGTGACAGACGCTCCCATCTTCTGTCCCTGCTTCATTGTTCCAGGTTTGAATGAAACCGGACGCCCCCGGAACACCACTCTTAATCCCTGGAACTTAATACCTCCGGTGCCCTGGTCTGTGACCTGCTCAGACGCTCTCAGCGTCAGTTCCTGCACGTTCAGCGGATTTCCCAGCGCAAAAATATCATCATCAAGAATACGGAACGGGATCTCCTGTTTCATACTTGAAAACTGGCCAACAACAACCGTCTCGATCTCACCCAGAATGCCTCCGCCGCTGATTGTATCTGTAATTGACGCGAATTCCGCAAGCTGTACCTCATCGGATACGCCGATCATCTTATTTCCGGTACACATTACATCTGTTAATTACCTCAGGTATACTTGACATATCTCTCCTCCTTAACTAAGTGCACTCTGCAACATATCCGGATCAAATGACAGGATATCCACGATATCCTCCGCCGGTGTATATGGTGCCAAGTGCTGTCTAAATACAACCTTACCGTCCACTAATCCTGTGACCGGGTTATCATCCTCACGGAACTCAATGCTTGCTCCAGCACATTTCCCCTGTGCCACATAGCTGTTGCCCCGGATGTTTTCAGTATCGCAGATCGTCTCGATCAAGCGTTTGTTTGCCGGACTATCCACACGGCTCTTGTACGTGAGGATAAATGAATTTGCCCACCAAGAAAAGAATCGTCTGCATGCAATCCATCTGTCCTTCGGGTCGGTGTTGTCCGGATAACAAGCCATGTTGTTGCCCCATGCTCTCCAGCCTCCATCATAAAGCGCCGTCACGATTCCCTGACCATTCAGCACGTTCGCCTGCATCTGGTCAAGATAAACCTCCGCGCCATCTTTCAGGACCGTTGCAGTCGCTTTGAGCAGGCGGTTGGACGGGGACAGGTTCGGTACATCGTCATTAGTCGCGTCAGTGTATGCCGTCATTGCCGCATATACTGACGAGAACGCAAGAACATTCTCTCCAACTTTTACCATTGGCCACAATGCAATCTGGTGCTTGTCCTCAATGCCGCTTGATTCTTTTACCTTTTTGCAGTCTGTATACTTCTTCGCTTTTTCTGTATCCAGATCAATCAGGCACTCGCTGTAAAACACTCCATTCAGTTTTTCACATTTCAGCGCCATCGCCGCCGCTACCTCCGGTGCCTGTGACCATCCCGGTGCCAGCAGCAATCCCATGTTCATTCCGGTTTTCGGATAAACTTTTCGTACAGCTTCAATTCCTGTTTCTGCCCCTGTCTCTCCATCATAGCTTCCGATGATGTCTGTGCTGGTCACTGCCGTCGGATCGATGCTGGTGCTGGTCACTTTTACCGTACTCACGGTATCTCCCTCTTTAATGATGGTAAGTACCACTTTTCCGTCTGCGTCAAACGTTGCAAGATAGTCTGTTCCACTTACAAGCACCGCTTCATCATTTTTGACCACCAGTGTTTCTAACATCACGCCCATCTCATCCAGTGTTACCTGCTTATTTACCACCGTGTACTGCTTCTCCGCATTGTCCTTCTTGTGTCTTTTCGGATCCAGTACATTGATAAATACTACCGGCGCCACGGCAAACATCTGGAAGCTTGCATACATGCTCTGACAAAGTGTATACTCTGCAAAGTCCTTGCTATATCCCAGATACTCCTCACAATCCAAAAAACTGCTGCAGATCGTCGGCTCATTTACTGCTGCCGGATTTTTTGCTAAATTGATCGGTGCAGTGCCGATCACCACCTGTAATCCTGCGGTGCCGCTGACAGGTACCGCAAGTGCGGTAGCCTCTTCCAGTACTCTCACTCCATGGTTATACGTCGCCATTCTCCTGCTCCTTTCTTGCCAGATGCTCCACTGCTTTTTTATAGCAGATATTCGCTGGCGTTCCCTCAGTTTCCAATTCTTTTCTTGCCTTTGCCAGATCTGCAACCGGTACTAATAATGTGTTAAGTTCCGGCATATTCTCGCATTTCTGTGCCAGTTCCGTCCCCTGCTTTTTTAAAATCGTATTTGTCATCACAATTCCCGGGATTGTCGGCCCAATATACACCACAGGGGCAGTAGTCTCTTTTACCACTGCCCCTTCACTTTTGCTCTGTCCGGTTGTTGCATTTTTCTGCTGCGTCACTTTTTCGGTGACCTTTTCCACTGTACTCATGCCCATTCGTCCTCTCTTTCATATTCTGCTGTCTGCCATTCCAGATAGATTGCTCCGAAAAAATACGGAAAGGTCTCTCTGTCGTCATCCGGCAGCGCCCATTCTATTTTATCTTTTACTACATACCGGCCATTTAAGACCGGATTGACACGGAACCTGCGTCTGATATCCTCAATCATGTTGAGGATATCCTTGTATCCTTCTGCACTCAGTGCGTCATCATATATTCCAATGATAATCTTGGTGCTTACATCATGTGTTGATTCCGGGCTTTCTGATACTCCCTGATCCAGCTTTACAACGCAGTACGGAAAAAGATCATTTAATTCTTCGTCTCCGTCCTCCTCCGGTACCTCATCAAGCTCTGCCTCATCCTCCTGCTGGATCTGCTCCCGCATCTGCCTTACATCCCGCATCGGCAGATTCTGTTCATACACATTCAAAGTCACCTGGGCACCGCCTGGCGCTTTGAATCTTCGCTGTTCAAATATGCCCTGTATCTCTTTTGCGAGATCATGCTGCAATTCTAACGCTACCATCTTTACTCCTTCATCCACAGTTCAATGTGCTTTTCCAGCGCGGTCTGTAGGTCTTCTCTTACCGTATGTTCCTGCGCCTTAAACGTTCCGCCAAGCATGGCTGCCACTGATGGGCCGAACTTTTCGTTGATGTGCAATCTGTCCCGCCCCTCTCTTTGTGCCATGGCTATATGCAGCACCTGCGATCCGGCTTTTCCCTTTTCCGTGTCCTTTTTTCGTGTCTGACCCTTTCTCGCAATGTTATTCACAAACGCCTTAATTCCGCCCACCTTAAGCTCTTTTAAGGATCCACCCTTTAGGATTTGTACCTTTGTGGCTTTCTTTCCCACGGACACTTTAAAGTTTGCTTTTGACCCGTCAGTGCCGCCATCAACCAGCGGTATCGGCGGTGTGCTTGCGGTAATCTCTGCTGTAAGATTGCTAACCGTAGCGCCTCTGATTTGCATTGCATCCGAATACTTCGGGCGCTTTGCCGTATACCGTCTCCTGGCACCTTCTGCGAGTTCTTTTTTTGTCTTGCGTGCCGTCTCGTTCACGGCTTTCTTTATCTCGTTTGCGGCATTTGCGTTGAGTTTATCAAGCTTTTGCTCAATTTCCGACATGTTCTCAAGCCTTATCGCTACATCAATCATGATCTTACCGCCTCCAGTGATATAGAATATACCCCGCCTTCTCTTACCGCGTCCGTGATCCGGTAATCCGCGTTGTCGAATCGTATGATACGCCCAACCATTGGCAATCTTCCAAACTCTACGGCTGCCACGTAAAAAAGTATCTGCTTTGTGTGCACACCATCTTCTAGTGTCTTATATCTTTTGTCTCTGGTAATCTGCTCATAGCCGTCCACGATCACCGTCATTGTCTTCCCGTCAACCGTATGCTTTTCGCCAAATTCGTCAAAGTTAAAAAAGATATTTGTCACATCTTTTTTGATGATGTCTTTAAAGGTCGTCATGCATTTTCTCTCCGCGGCGACCACGGAAGCCTGCCAGTCAGATCCTCTTTCCCGCTTGCTGGTGTTGCCAGACCACTCCTGCCGCTATATGCTGTGATTGGTCGTGCCTGCACGCTTTCGCTGCTCTGGGGCATCCACTCCGCTGCTTTTCCTTCGAGCCACAGCTCCACCATCTCGGCATTATGCGTCGGGAGTACGTCTCCCGGCGCATACTGTCGTGACTCAAACAGGATCGGGAGGATCGCAGTCAACCGCTTTTCTTCCTCCGGTTTCGATGTCTGATCCTCAGGCTCCGATGTCTGATCCTCTGCTTCTGCAGTACCGCCATCAGTTGGCGAAACATCTGATTCGGTTGCTGTCTCTTTTCCTTCTGCTGATTCCTCTTCAACCGCAACAACGTCCTGTTCGGTTGCACCGGTGCAACTTTCTGTTTTTTCCGTCACGTTTTTTCTTGGCATATGTCCTCCTTATCCCAAAAGTTTTACTTTTGCCATTGCATCAGACGCCGCCGCCGTTTCGATCAGATACCCTGCTTTTGGATACTCTACTTTCTCGCCGCTGGTCTTTCCATTGTCCGCACTCTTCGTGATTCCTTTTTCTGTAAAGTATACATCGATCCCGGCCGCAATCTCGCCTTCATCCGCTTTTGGGATTGCAAACACGCCATTCATGTGTAATGCGCCAATCTCTCCCGGCAGGATATCCCCGCCGACAATTCCAATTCTTGATCCGATCGTCACAATTGTATTCGCCTGGATGGTCGCTTTTGTTGTGTTCGTGTAATCTATCACTTCGCCCCTCTGCCAAAATGCTGCTTTCATCGCTTTTCCTCCTCTTTTTTATAATGGGCTTGCTACTTCTACGCCCGGATTCTTGATAATTCCTCTGTAATCCATCAGATTGACACCCCAATCAAGATAGATATCCCATGTAAAGCCCAGCTGCCCCGGTACTTCCATCCTGCGGATGTTTGGGATCTCTTTTCCGTCCAGGTAATCCACCTCGATTCCGTCTGTATCCGACTCCGCACCAAAAAGGAACCACGGCATTACTTTGCCAAAGCCTCCACACAGCGTATTGATCGTCGGATCTTCGATCACCTCAAGCAGTTCCTTGTATCTGTACAGTGGGTTTGTTGCCTGCGTGTTTCCCGCCGTGTTAATGGTTGGGCTGTACAGAATGGTATAAACATCCATCGCATATCCTGCCGGAATTACAATCTTGGCCGGATTGATGGTAATTGCTTCGCCAAACTGGTCTGTCTGTGTCTGCAATGCCAGCATCATATTCTGTAATGCTTCTCTGGTAATTCCAGTTCCGGATGCAAGTACGTTTTTGTGCACCGCTGAAAATAACTGTGTTCCATCATAGATCACCGGGTTTTTGCACAGCACCTCATAGACCTGCTTGTTGATGGTCTTTCTCGCAGATGTGGCATACTTTGCTGGCATTTTTGTGATAACGCCGATATCATCGTTGATAAAAGCCTGTCTGGACATTGTAAATTGACGTCCATATGTTTTCAGCTTTCTGGTTGGCAGCTTCTCATCACGGTAGGTGTCTTTCTTGATTTCTCCACCCTCCGGAATCTCCAGAAACTCTCCTGCCGGTCCTGCCAGATACTTGTTGTCCACCGTCTTAAAGTCTTTCAGACTGCCTTTTTTAGTAAACCGGTCAAAAGTAACGTTTGCCTTTTTGTGACCTTCGACGTATGCCTTATTGATCGCAGTGTCCATGATAGCCGGAAACGCCGCGGACGGATCGAAGTACGATCTCTGGAGCATTGTGAAAAGTTCATCTGAACTCTTTCTGTTCAGCGCTGCTCCATTGCTTTCCGGTGTCAGACACTCAATTGCCAAATCCCGCAAAGACATTGATCGTAATTCTTTTGCACCCTCTTCTGCTTTTTCGAGTGTCATTCCGCTTCTAAGCAGCATTGCATCTGCCGCAGCCGCCCGGAATTTGTCCTGTTCGTCCCTTGTCACGCTGATGTCTGCTTTCCCCTGCGTGTGCAGCGGCTTCTTTTCCTCGCGCATCTGCTCGAGGATCTTGTCCTTTACCTGGTCCACGCTATATCCTCCCCTGATATATTCTTCTGCATCAACTCCAAAGTCTCTGCTCAAAAGTGTGATGTCGAGCGCACGCTTTCTTTCTGCTTCCGCAGGATTCTCGTTCGCTCCCTCCGGCTTTTCTTCTTTCTGTTCTTTCTCCATTTCTCTTTTCTTTTTGTCAAGTTCTTCGATCTCGCGCTGCAATGTTTCAAACTGCTGCTGTTCTTCCTCATTCAGATCGCGCTTTTCCGCTTTTGCTGTGTCTACAAGCTTCTGCTGCTTTTTCGCCTTTTCCCTCTTCATTTCCTCAAGATCCATTATGTTCCTCCTCGTTAAAAATATAAATTTTTGTTTATTTCAAGCTGGCGTACGTATACTGCCAGCCGGTTACCTTCCTTCTCCTCCGGATCTCCCCTCGGGAGTTCCAGATCTCTTCCAACTCCTACCGTGTCATCCGCAGGGATAGATACTATCGAGATTTCATACGGCGTCCATCTTCTCGCGATCATTGCCGGTCCGGTAAACCTGCCATCTACTGACTTTTTGTTTGCCGCAACCTCTTCCCAGCTTTCCACGCTATATCCTACCGATACGCCTTTTAAAGTTCCACTCATTACTTTCTGATAGATTTTTTCGGCTTCGTCGTCTGTATCAAACTCAATCTCTGCACATCCCCTGTTCTTTTCGATCCAGAGGCGGGTGA